GGCTCCAGCGGCTCCATGTCCAGGCGCGGATAAGCCAGTGGCCCAGCAGGTTGAGGAGCCCGGTGGGCGGTCCTTTGTAGAGCGCCAACTGCACCATCACCGGCTCCGCAGCTTCTTGATCTGCACCACGTTCCAGCCCACCACGCCCACATAGAACAGCACCCAAAACATCAGCACATCAGCGCCCATCGCGTACGCGCCGAAATAGACGGCTGCGACGGACAAGGCTTTGAAGGCCAGCATGGCGGGCAGCACACCGATGGCCTGCATCACAGAGAGCGCCTTGAAGATCAGCAGCGCGGGGATCAGACCAATGACCTCGATGGTCTTGCGAACCACTGGGTTGGCCTCACTGCCGCCCATCTTGATGGCGTAGTAGGTGGTCAGCGCGTCAGCGACTTGGAGCGCGTAGAAGATCACCGCCCAAATCACAACNCGGTCGATCATCNNCCACTTNGCCCANGCGAGTTGCAGTTCATACGGCATCTTCAGACTCCTGCACCAGTTGCAGGCCCAAGCGGGCGAGTGCGTCAGCAGGCGCGTCTTCGCTGATGTCAGCCATGCCCAAGATCACCTCGGCCTGCGCGATGCTGATGCCCGCACCTTCAGACAGCGCCTCGGGGCTTGAGAGCATCTCGGCAAAGCTCTCCCAGATCAGGCCAACGCTGATCCAGTGCGTGGCAGGTGCTGCGCCCGTGGGTGACAGGCCAGTGATCCACATGCCCGAGGCTGGGGCTTCGCCAAGCACCTGCGCTGCCAGTGCGCGGCAGGAGGGGGTGATGGCGTCTGGGAGGATAAGTGCCCTATGCGTCCACGTAGTCATATCTGAACCCCCGCCTTAGAGGCCGAGTACCGTTCCAGCGTCGTGATGTCGGATGCCGTCAGCGCCGCGCCGATGATCTGGAGGCCGTAGAACTGGCCGTTAAAGGGCAAGCTACTGCCACCTCTGCGGAACAGGTAGAGCGGGTAGTTGCCGTAGTTGCCGGTGCCTTGGTCGGCTGCGCTGGTGGTGACTTGGGTGCCATTGATGCGAATCGTGGCGGTGTCGCCGCTGATGTCGGCAAAGCCGGATAAAACGCTCGTGACCGGCGAGGCAAATGTCGCCCCGCTTATTGCGTTAGATGTTCCAGCAGAGGTGCCGCGATTCACAAATGCGAAATTGGCCGCCGCAGTGAGTGGCGCGTAGGCTACAAAAGCGCCCGTATTTAAGCCAATGTTGGCGCTTAGCTCTGCTATCACAGCACTGGCCGCATCCGACAGCTTCCTCACCCCAGCCACCACCGTCACTTTGTCTGTGCTCGTGAAGTCGATGGCAGCGGTTGCCATGCTGTCGTCTGTGCCGTCGCAGCGCAGGTAGAGTTTTGCTGCCGTCCAGTCGTAATCACTGGGCGTGACGCCCACGTTGCCCACCCGCTGGTAGGTTGTTGGTGTGGACATTACGCAAACTCCTTCATGGGCCTGTGAGACCGGCTTTCGTCTGGTGGCGTGAACAAGGCCTCAAGAACGCCAACGCCTTTTTGGATGCGAGACTTAGCCGTAGTCAAAGTGACCGCGCCTTCAGACGCTGCACACAACCACTGCAAGCTCATTGCCTTTTCAGACCGATCAATCCGGGCTTTGGCCTCAGCCACGGTCAGTCCTTGTTTGATGTAGTGGTTCAGCCGCGCAACATGCACGCCGAACTCACGCGCCCAGTCGGACACCAGCTTCTTTTCGCCGTTGTATTCGTGCAGCCTGAACTTGCGCGGGTCGCCCATCTGGATGGACTCAGCTACGGACTTCTTCAGGCCAATAACCCGAGCCATCAAAAGCCGGTAGTCGAAGTCTTCAATCTCGGCAATGTCCGACAAGCAAAGCATCTGACCCCTCCACTCATACTTGGGGCGAATGGCTCTCTGGCCTGCGCCCATCCGTTTTTTAGCTTCGTCTGAGTGGCGAACCCCGGCAACATTGCCCGCCACCTTGCACGTGTTGAACTTTGGTTTCAAAGCATCGAGGAATATTTGCTCGTAGACCAAAACCACGCTGTGGTCGCACACCAGCAAAATCTTGAACTCAAACGCGTCAGGCCCGTACTTGTTCCACGAGTGCTGCATGTGTTTTGAGTCGTGCCTGTTTGCTCTCAGGTGGGTTCTGTGCAGATTCCACCGAGTGCGAAACATTTTTGCGCTGCCGATGTACGTTTTGCCTGTTGGCAGGCATGTGATCTGGTACACACCAGAGGCGTTATGGAGCTTCATTTACTAGCTCCAGTTGCGCCCGCGTTACTGAACCTGTGACCGTCAGGGTCAGGGTTCCCGCAGTAGGGGTGAAGGCAAGGGAAACCCGGTTGTCAGCCCCGGTGCCTACCAAGGGGCCAGCGGTTGACACACCAGACAGCGTGACGGTGCCGGTGCCCCAGAACGACAAGATGTGCCCCAAGGCGCGGACAGTGACGTTCTGGGTTGCCAGCGTCTCCGTGTTGACCAAAAGGTTTTTACGCGCACTCAACACCGGCCTGCTCGTCGAAGTAGCCTGACTGGCGTGGTTGCCGGGGAGTTCGCGGACGGAGATGTTGTCGACCGTCAAGGTGCCGCCAGCAATCGGGGTGTACCAAACCGGCCACATGGTTGTGGCGGTGGCATTGAAAACGAACCGATTTGTGGCAGTCGTGCCAATGTAGACCGCACCCGTCCCCGGAACCGAGGTGGTCTGAACCGTGAAAGCCCCGTTGACGCCCGTTGACATCCACGACACGACATAAGTGCGCCCAACGGTCAGGCCGGTCAACTGCTGAGACACAGCGCCACGGTTGCTACCATCCGTGCCCGTCAGCGTTGCCACGCCAGCGACGACAGTCGCCGTGCCCGTGCCCGTGCTGCTGTTTGTCCACCCCGTTAGCCCCCCACTGAAATCCCCATTGCTGACCAACTCACTCCCCAGCACCAACCCCTTCGACTTATCCAGCATCAGCCCCACCGGCTGCTCGATGGCTGTGACCGGGGTGGTGCCTGCGGAGTCTTGNTAGAGGGTCGTCAGGTCGCTCGGGTCGTACCAGACTTCAGGGGCGGNNNTGTTGCGGGCGAAGATGGAGGCGACTTGCTGNGCGAGNGTGCGCAAGCTGCCCACTGTGCCCATTGCGCCCATGCGGANGCCGNACATAGGTCAGCCCTTACGCTTGGAGGCCGAACATAGGTCAGCCCTTACGCTTGGATTGCCGCGATCTTGTCGCCTGGCGCAACACCGAAATACTCAGCCGCCCCAGCCGTCAGGCGCATGTCGGTGGTCACAGCCGTGGGGTTAGTGCCGCCACGGATGCAGGTGTCAGCGTCAGCGATCACGCGCACAAAGCGGGTGTTGGTGCCGAAGGCGACCGACTGCACGGATGTGGTGGTGTAGGTGACGACTTGGGTGCCGAGGGAGGGGAGTTTTCCCGCAGCCATGCCGCCGCCACCGCCTCGCGGGTCGGTGGTCAGGTCTTGAAACTCGGTGATATACAGCTTTGCCATGGTTCAGTCCTCGTCAATAGGTGCGGCTGGTTGGGCCATTGCCTGGCCTGCCGGGGGTATGTCGTTGTCGGCTTTCTCGCGCAACCACCGCGCCTGCTGCTCCAACACATCAATAGGGTTGCCGCCGCGCTTGCGGATGATTTCGGGTCCGCTGACGTAGGCGCGGTCTTCCAAGATGGCGTAAGCCTCGGCCTCTTTCTTGGGGTCGATCCACGGCATTTGCGGCGCGAGGTAGATCGCATCATTCAGCGTTGCGCGGTCAATGCCTGCGGGCACGCGCAGCTTGCCGCTTGCCACGGCAGCGGCAATGAACGACTCGTACACCGGGCGCACGATGCGGCTGGTGAACTCGGCGGCAAGCACCGCATACGTACTCCAGCCCTCGACAAGCTCCTGGCGCTGGGCGCTGTACGTGCCGTTGTAGTTGCGGCTGATGCTGCTGTAAGTCGGGCCTGCGCCAGCGGCCACAGCGCGTAGCTGCCCGCTGCGGTATGTCTCAAGGTTCGGGTTCGGGCGGTTGGTGTCAATCGTCCCGATTTCCTCGCCCGGCTTCAGATCGTCAAAGATTATGCCGGGGCGCATGCGCATGCTTCGCTCGGTGCTGTCCTCGGGGCTGTACTGGTCGGGACTGCCCTTTTTGATGAACGCGGCCATCGAGGCGGCGATCTTGGCCGCGATGCGCTCGCTTTCCTCGTAGTCCTTCAGGTCATCAAAGCGGTTGAGGACCGAGGCGAACACCGACACACCGCGAAGCTGCCGGATACGATGCACGTTTTTGAGGTGCATCATGTCGGCGGCGGGGATGCGCTTGGTCTGCCCGTGATAGCGCAGGAAACCGTGCATCTCGGTCGGGTCGGCCTTGTAAACGTGATACCCGATGGGGCGCCCCCAGGCGTTGACCTCGATGCCCTGCTGAATCATCGGCTGCTGTGCGCTCNNGTCCGATGGGCACGAAACGTCGCACTCCAGCATTTCGATGCTGTAACGGTCACCTCGGGTGTCCGTGGTCCGAGTCCGATGACGCTGCCGATCAGGTGCTGGCTGAACACCTCGCCATCCCGATACCAAGACCGGGCCAACATGCGCTGCGCACCGGGCCAGTCGTGCTGGCGCGTCACCTCGGGGTTGCGGCTCCAGTCCTTGTAGAGCTTCAGGATTTGGCGGGCCAGTAGATCGTCAATGGTGCCGTCAGCGCGGCGCGGCTGCGGCTCAACGCCGATGCCGGATGCGCCGATGGTGTTGTTGACCAACGTGTTCAACACGCCGAGCGCCAGGTCGTGGTTTTGCTCTTGGTGGCGGGCCAACTGCCGCAGGCTTGCACCCGCACGCAGCACCGCATCGTTTCCGCTTCCTGTCTCGCGCCGCCCCTTGCGCAGCCGGTCGGGCTTTGCCGCCTCGTAGTAGGCCAGCACGTTCCGGGCGTGCGCCCGTTTCAGCGCGGCCTCGGGCGCAAACCACGACACCAGGCGGTCAGACAGGGGCGGCTTTTTGTCGGCCATGGGTCAGTCGTCCGAAAAGTCGGCCAACTGGTGCCGGGGGTAAGCGCGGGCCGCGCCGGATGTAGCCGCAAGGCTTGACGCGATCAGGTCGCGGGCCTTGAGCATGTCGGACATGCTTTGGTACGTCACCAGCTTGCCGTCTGCGGTGCGCACCGTCAGCACGCCAGCGGCTATGGCGCTGTCAAGGGCGTCAAGTTGGGGTTGTGTAAAAGCCATGCGCGGAGGGTGCCGCGCCTCGCGTCTACCGTCTTAAAACGGCTGGACTTTTTCGGGTGCGGGAGTCAATCCACCAGGTCATCGCGCCGGTAGATGATCTGCCAATTCCCACCCGACTTCCTGCCCTCGACCGGGTAATACGCCTTGGTGCGCTCCGTCTCGGTGTTCTTCAGGTTCACAGGCGGCAAGCCCTCGCCGCCCAGCCAGGCGAACAGGGTGCCGGGAGTGGTGAAATTTTCGGTCGTGATCGTGAATCCTGCATCGCTGTGGTATCCCGCCACCTCGGTGATTGTGTTGCAGATGCCGGGGCCACCGTATGAAGATGTGAGGACGAACATCCCTGCGCCGCCCTTGGCCTTGCGGGTGTAAACGATGCGGAAGAATGTCTCGTTCACGTTGCTGTCGAGGTTGATGAACGTGCCTTCTTCATCGAGGGATGTTTTCTCGTAAAGCACTCTCTCGGCGTCTGGATCAATGACGATGTTGGGGAAGTTCGGCTCGTCTTTCAGGACTACAGAATCAATCGCCACCTTCACCCGGCTCTCAGGTGCGCCCGCCCAGTTGTGCTCAAGGTAGGAGCAAGGCGTCACCAACTCGTCGCCGGTTTTGGGCCAGCACAGGTAGAAGTATTCGCCATCGGTCAAGAACTCAACGGGCGCGGCCAGGTTGGCGTAAAACTCCTCCGGCCAGCAGGGCTTGGGGTTGCTGACAAACCCGATCACCTTGGGGGCGCTCCAGTCCTGCCCCTCAAACTTCACAATCACCCGGTCGCCTGCCTCAAAGATCGCCGCGTTACAAGTCATGTACTCAACCGGCACAGCCGTCAAGTTGGTGACGCTGTTGATCGGCAGGTTTTGGGCGCTTGAGTAGGCCGCATCAAGCGACACACTGGCGGTGTCAGCGTCGGTGTCCACCGATGTCACCGTGCCCACCCGATAAGTCGGCTTGAACCGCTGGATACCTGGCAGGATGGCAGCATTGAAGAACACCTGAGCAGGGCTTTGCACCTCACGGGCCACAAGTTGCCCATCTGAGGCTGTGGGCGGTGCGCCACCAGGCGCAACCACGATCAGTGCCGACTCTCCGGGAATGTCAATGGTCGCCACCTCTCCAGTTGCATCCTCCGTGAAGTCAGCACACCATGCCGACTGTGTGACTTGCAGTTGCAGCCCTGACCAGGCGTTTGCCTCGCTGCTGNNGGTTGCCAACTCAGCAGACAACTCATCGCGCTTGAGCAGCAGCCCATAGGCGGTGCCCTGTTCCTTGCGCACAGTGACCGCTGCCGCCTTGTACGCTGCCAGTTCGTCCTTGTGTGTTGCCGGGTCGGGGTCGGCCTGCGTTGCTGCTGCGTAGGCGTCAATCGCCTCATTGAGAGCCACGATGGCGGCATTGACCACCACCTGCTGGGCGTCATACGCGGAGGACGCGGCGCCCAACTCAGCAGACAACTCAGCAATGCGGGCATTGAGCAGCGCCACCCGCTGCGCTTGCACGGCGCTGCCGTAGTCCAGCGTGATCGTGTACTGTCCTTCTTCGCCCCCGCCCGAGATGGTCGCCTTGCCCATTAGGATGCGCTCCCAACGTCCATGTAGGCGTCGAACTCGGGCACGTAGTAATTGATGTACCCCACAACAAAAGACACATCCTCAAAAGACGCCCGCTGCCCTGGGCGAAGCAGCCAATCCACAGCGCAACGCACGCGGGTGCCCTGGCCTGTGGACACCGACCGAATGCCGGTCAGCGCACGGTCAAAAACCGGCGAGGGGTCTTCGTCAGACGCAAAGGCGGTCGAGTAGCCGCTGATGGTGCAGGTGTAGTTCGTGGGGCCACGGTCAAACCGGCGCTCGGTCAGCGGGGCGCGTGCCATCTCGTACTCGATGGGGTCGATGCCCGGCACCACAGCGCGGCGGTAGATCGCAAACTCTGAGGCATCCTGAATGGTCGCCACCCAGTCTGCACAAGCAGGAATCACACACTGCACGTAGTTCGATGCCGCAGTCTGGAGGGTCGCTTGCCAGCTACGGATGGGCACGCGCACCACGCCGGTCGAGGTGGTCAAGTCCATCACATACTGAGTGGTGATGTCGCCCAGCGCAGAGGCAAAGTCATTGACCAGTAGCAGCGACCCAGCCCCCAGCACCGACGAGCCTGAAACAATCAGGGTGTTGTCCGACGCTGGCGCAACATCGGCCCAAGACACCCCCGCCTCGTTGCTTGCTGGGCGCGTGTAGGCGCTCAGACCGGCCCACGATGCGCCTGCCTCATTGCTTGCGGGGTAGGTGTAGCTCATCCTGGCAGCACCCGGTTGATGAGGTCGTTTTGCAGCGTGCCCGCATCATCGTCAAGGTAGACCACCTGCACCTCGTTCTTGAGCAGGAACGGTGCGATGGTGAACTCGCCGTTCACATCCGATGTGGTTTGCGCCAGCAACGCGCCTGTGGTGCGGAGGTGTGCGCGTACCGTTCGCACAGCGTCGATGCCGTCAACGTCCTTGACCACCTCGGTGCCTGATGCCGCAATCGACTTGATGAAACTGGCCGGTGTGTAGTCAATGCCGTAGACCGAGTTGGCTGGCTGGTCTGCCGCCAGCAGCGTGATTTTTGACCAATCTGCCGTGTTGTAAGCGGTCACAAACGGGCTGGAGTTGGTGCCCACCGCCACCTTCGAGCCATCTGCGCTGAAGGCCGCGCAGTTGCTGTTTGAGCCGGGGTTGCCGCCCGTGATCGTCACTTTTGACCAATCGGCAACGCTGTAGACGGTCATGAATGGCGTGGTGTCGTGCGCCACAGCCAGCAAGGTCTTGTTGTGGTTGAACTCACAGCCCCTGCCGGTGCCCGC